GCGGTCAGGCTCGTCAAGGCAAGGCAGTTACGGCGGGGCGACGTCTGGCACGGCCACGCACGGCATGGTATGGCAAGGCAGTTATGGCAAGGCTCGTCAAGGCATGGTTGGGTTGGGCCACGCATGGCAAGGCAAGGCAGTTCTGGCGTGGCAAGGCAAGGCTTGGTCACGCACGGCATGGCTTGGCAAGGCAATTAAGGCATGGACATTGGTCCATGTTTGATGTTAGGATTTCAATTATTCATTTAGAAAGGAGAAAGTGAGATGCCGAATTGGACACAGAACGAATTAACCGTTGAGGGCGAAACGAAAGAGGTTCGCCGTTTTCTCAAACACATGGGCGAGGGGTTTTCTTTTGAGAAGATCATTCCCATGCCCGAAGATTGTTTCAGGGAGAACTTGGGCGAAGCGGAGAGAAAAGAGTGCGCGACCAAGGGTATTCCCAATTGGTACGATTGGTGTTGTGAAAATTGGGGAACCAAGTGGGATTGCTCTGAAGTTGAGATAGATCAGATTGCCTGTACCACAACCTCTAAGTACAGTTGGGTGACCTACAGATTTCAAACGGCGTGGGATGCGCCACACCCTATCATTTCAAAACTGAAAGCTGATTGGCCAGACCTTGCCTTTTATGGTGGGTATGTCCATGAGGGTTACGAAGGCTGTGGGAGTTGGTGACATGAGATATTATGTAATGTGCCTGACGGGTGAAGAACGCGATGCCGTTTTGGATCTTGTTCGATCTACTTTGAACAAAGACGATTACCCTTCGTTTTTAACCTATTGTCAGTTCCATATGCCAGATGGTGATCATGCTTCTCTAAACCGCAAGCTTACGGCTGTTGAGAAGAAGCTTGAACTACCATCAAGATCCTACAACCAAGCAGAAAGGTTTGTGTCATGAAAAACCAAGTCATTTCTTTATACGATTACACGGGCGAAGCACTTCAACCGTGGGCAGAGGCCGGCTATGACTGCTTCGCGTATGACATCCAGCATATTGCTAAACCAATGGACATAACAGGATTGAAAAAAGTGAGAAAATGTCCTTCGGTTTTTTACTTTCATGCGGATCTTTACGATCACGAGACATTGTTGGAGATCTTGGTGCGGCATTCGGGGAAGGTAGCTTTCATGTCAGCATTTCCACCTTACAATGACTTGAGCGCATCGGGTGCCGTGTGGTGGTCAAAGAAGAGTGCTGAAGACCCTCAGTTTCAAAACAATGCAGCGGAGCACGTTAAAAAGTGTTCGTTTTTAGGGGCGGCGTTTGGCTGCCCCCACTACATCGAAAACCCTGTCGGCGCCTTGTCCAGGTTGTGGAGAAAGCCCGACCATGTGTTTAACCCTTATGAGTTTGGGGGTTATCTGGCACGGGATGATCAGCACCCCCGTTGGCCAGATATAATACCACCACGGGATGCCTATCGAAGGCGCACTTGTCTTTGGACAGGTGGCGGTTTTACAATGCCAGAGAATAAGGATGTTCCTTTTATCAACGTGGTATGCAAGCGCAAAGATCCCAAGAAAGGGGTTAACTACTCACCTATTCAAGTAAAGACGGGTGGGAAATCACTGAAAACCAAGAACATCCGAAGTGCGACACCGCGAGGTTTTGCGAAGGCGGTATTCTTGGCAAACCAAAGAGACATTGACGCTCGTTTTGGCGTCGGAGGAGAAATATAATGCTTGATACAGAAAAAGTTCCATGCCCCGTGTGCCACGGCAATGGGTACGTGCGTGACGAAGAAGGCACTGCTGGCTGTGACACCTGTGATTGCCAAGGCGAAATCACGGCTGAACAAAAAGATTACCTCGAGGATTTAATTTTATGAAAAGGAAGAAGAAAATGGGTTGGGAATATTTTGCTATGATTTTTGTCGGCTCTTTGATCGCCGGCTATTTTCAGTATTTTTGAGGTGATATCATGCTGGAAGTTTACACCATCTTTTGGATAACTGCTTTTGTAGTGGGGATAATTTTCTTATGAGTAACTGGAGAATGCCCATACGGCTTGCTGATGGTACGCCTGTCATCGCGGTTTTTGGTGACGGGCCTGTGTGGCATGACACTGCGCCCCAGACGCCGGAGGAAGTGGATTGGCTTGAAGATGCTACAGACGGTTGACTTGTTTTCGGGCATTGGCGGATTTTCGAGGGGGCTCGAGGCAACGGGATTTTTTAAGACGACCCGATTTGTGGAGAACGACCCCTACTGCCAAGCCGTCTTGCGTCATCATTGGCCCGACATCCCGATTTTAGGAGATATAAAGAATGCCCGACGACCCGACTTTCCCGAAAGAACCGACCTTGTTTGCGGAGGCTTCCCTTGTCAGCCATTCTCCCAAGCGGGAAAGCAGCAAGCTCAAGACGACCCCCGACATCTCTGGCCGGAAATGTTTAGAATTATCAGGGAACTCCGGCCCACTTGGGTGTGTGGAGAAAATGTTACTGGACTCGTGCGATTGGGCTTGGACGAAGTACTCACTGACCTGGAAGGCGAAGGCTACGCCACGAGGACGTTTAATATTCCAGCTTGCGCGACAGGCGCACCCCACCTCCGACAACGATTATGGATTATTGCACACGCCAACAGCGAAAGCGAACCAGATGGCGCCTTCGATGGCAACGCGAGACAACGGCAGTTGGGGTTTGAGTTTGGGGGGAGCGAAGCCACATCATATGATTCCGACCCCGACGACCATGGATCACATCGAGCGAAAAAACACAAACAAAACACCAAGCACAGGCAAACTGAATTACGAGACAAACAAGTCTGTGAGTTTGGACAGGTGGGTGAAGATGTGGCCGACCCCAAGAGCAACTTCAAGGATGGCTTATCACGAAAGCCCGACAAAGAGCCAGATCAAAGGCACACACGGTTGGAACCTAAATGCGGCAGTAACGGACAGTCTGGCCGACGACCCGGCCCGACTTTGGCCGACCCCAAATGTACAGGACTTAAACAAGACCACTGGTCATTTGAACCCGAAGTGGGTCGCTTGGTTAATGGGTTACCCAATCGAGTACCTCAGTTGCGTGCCTTGGGGAACTCAATCATCCCGCAAATCGCGGAAAGAATAGGGTACGCTATCGCATCAACATTAAAAGGAGAATGAAATGGGATTTTTAACATGGTTATTTGGGTGTGTTGAGGAAGAAAAAGTAGAACCGTTTAATTCAAAGGGTTTGAAGCGTGTTTATAAGTGGTGTCGCGCTGGTAAAAGCGGCAAGGTCATTGTTTGTCCTCATTGTGGGCATAATCAACGTGTTTACCACTTTGCTTGGGCTGCTTCGGGTTGTTCAAGCTGTAAAGCAATGGTTGATAAGTATGATTGGTTTCTGGGTAAGAATGAAAAGTAAAGCCTTGATCACAGGGTTACTTCTCGCGTCGGCGCCTGTACTGGCTGATGAAAAGAGGTGCTTGGCTGAAGCTATGTACTTCGAGGCCAGGGATCAAGGTTGGCGTGGGATGTTAGCGGTAGGGGTTGTTGTAAAAAATAGGGTAAATGACCCCCGATACCCAGATAACATTTGCAGTGTGGTAAAACAGGGCCGATACTGGAAAGGTAATCCTGTTCGCCACAAGTGCCAGTTCAGCTATTGGTGTGATGGCAAGCCAGAGCGCCCAGCTGAAAAGAAACCTTGGACCGTGGCCCTCGATATAGCGAGGATGCTTATTTCGAGTAAGGTAGAGATAGAAGGGTTAGAAGACGCAACCCATTATCATGCTACATCAGTCCAACCATCGTGGGCGTCAGTATTAAAAAAGAAAAAGCAGATAGGGGAGCATATTTTTTACGCTAACAAAAAAGGTGGTTAGTGATGTCCTCGATATATGTTATTTTGGTTGTGATGTTTATGCTCAATCCGGCGCACAGAGATGAGCCTGATGTTCTTGAGATATTAAGTGTCAACGGAAAGCCTTTGCATTTTGAAACGATAGAAGAATGTTCTCAACACATCGAAGAGAACGGTTTTGAAATAGCAAGATTTGCAATTGAAGAGTTTATGCCCAAGCCAGTGCTGGTGAGGGGCATCATATGTGTTAATAAACAAGAAGCATTGGGAGTAGGTGTCTAAATGGCGCAGAAAGCACAACAAAATTACAAGGCAAAAACCAAGATACGAAGGCGTAATAATTTACGACCTTTAAACATACGCAAGAAGTTGGGTCCGAAGTCGGCCTTTTTGGGAACACGTAAAAAGAAAAGAGGCCAAGGCTAGGCGTATGGAAACTTGGGCGTAAAGTAAATGTTTTTGGTTTCTATATTGACGTATGCCATTGTGAGCCCGATCTTCTTCTGAAAGTCAGATCGTTTTCTATATATTCGAGCGGGTACTTTTCTTCCAGGGTTTGTTCTTTCTCTATCAGCTTTTGAATCAAAAAAGAAAAGTTTTGCTGTCTCAGGGTGAACAGCAATTAAATCAATCGGGGAACGCTGGGCCAGTATGTTGGTAAAGACATAAAACTTCTTCGATAAAAGAAACTCTGCCAAGATTAACTCACATCTGTCTCCTAGAAGGTGCGACTGTTGTATCATCATCCACCTTTATTGCATCTAAATCATACCCCATAGCATTAAGTATTTGTTCTACCTTGTAAATAGAAGGTTCTTTAATTTTTCTTCTCTCATAATTTTCTATAGTGTTTGAAGAGATGCCTGACATATTAGCAAGTTCAGTGCGTGTTAGGCCGCTCTCCTTTCGAACAGAAAAAAGAATGTCTGCCCAATGAACAGAAAGTTGCCAATCAGTTGGGCTTCTTGTTTTCCACTTCAAAGTCATCCAAAATTTCTTCAAAACCTTCGGAACTGTCGTTGTTCATAATACCCAGAGTCGTTGTCATTAACCTAGATATTAAATGCAACACAGCAATCATTCCTATGTCCCTTGCGCCTGTCTCAAGCGCAACGCGAAAAAGAACCACAGACTTTCCAGCCCCGGTGAGTTCCGTGCAACTATCCTCGATTGCACGGATCTCTTGATAAAACCCTTCTAAACTCATGCGTCTGCTATCTGCAAATTAGAGTAAAGATGTCTTACATCAGAATCCTTTGGTGATTTCTCAGAAACGTCAACCAAAAACGCAATCTGCTGCGCGGGTGATCTGTGGTTCTTCTCAGCCATAGCCCAAAGCTTTTCCCAGGTTGGGATTGGCACAGCTACGCTTTTGTACTTCTTAATATCAGGCATTCGTTTTCTCCTTTATCTTAGCCATTCTTTAAGTTCCTCGCCCATTACCACACTGGCAATGTCCATTTTGTTTCGTAAGGCTTTGACAATCTGTTCGTCAATAGTCCCTTCCGAAATTAAATCTATGTAATTCACATGCTCTGTCTGGCCAATGCGGTGCGCTCGATCTTCCGACTGCATCCGTATCGCCAAGTCAAAGCTGTTTGCAAAATAAATTACAGTCTGCGCTGCCGTTAAGGTTATCCCGTATCCACCCGTTTGCGGGTTGCCAACGAAAAACCTTGCGTCACCTTCCTGAAAGTTCTCAATGGCCGTGGACCGTGCTTCGTCAGACGTGTCTCCGAAATAGTTGACCGTGGATCGTGGGCCATACTTCTTTGATAAAGCTTCGGTGATTCGCTTCACGTCATACCTAAATCGTGACCAGATAATGACCTTACCTTCAACCTCTTCCAGACAATCCATCAACTCGTTGAGGCGGTTATCTTTAATCTCAATCATCTCGCCGCTATCAACTTTCGTATGACCGGAGAGCACTTGCTGCATCCGTAGAAGCTGGGTCATAACATTATTAGCAGTCATAAATTCTTCGTCTTCTATGTGCGCCAGTGCGTACTTCTTTAGTTCATCGTAAATTCTTGCCTGATCCCCGGAAAGTGCAACACTCCTTTGAGTGTAGATCTTAGCGGGAAGATCAAGGCAGTCCTCCTTCATTACGCGACTAGAAAAGTTTTTCAAAAAGCCAGACAATTCTTCCAGATTTCTGTATCCAACAACCCGATTAAAAGAGTGTGTGCCAACGCTTTGTTTCTTCATCACAGCGTAGCGATACTGATATTGAAAATAGTTGTCGCCACAATCTCCAAGCAACGTCTTATCAAGAAACCGACACTGCGCCCACAAATCCATAGGCGATTGCGTAACCGGAAAGCCTGTCAAGATGCGCTTGTACTTCGCCAGTTCAGACATCTTGATGAGAGCTTTTGTCCTCGAGGCTTTGGGCGACTTGATTGCTGTTGACTCATCAACCGCCAGAAGAGCCTGTGATGCCTTGAGGACGCCTACCAAAAACTTTTGTCCTTTGACCGTGGACAGTGCTTCAATATTCATTACCAAAATGCGAAAGTTTTCGGCTGGCTCCATAAAGCTTAACAAGTCTTGCTTCAATGCTCGTGGCGGCGTGGGCCTCCAAATCGCTATCAGGGAATCATCCCGAACCCGATCAGGCATGTGTGCAGGTATTTCAAGGTTAGCCCAGTTTCGATAAACGCCCTTGGGGGCAACAACAATAAAAGTGTCGATCTCCCCACGCTCTCGAAGCATGGCGGCATTGTCTATACACACTTTAGACTTGCCCGTCCCCATTTCCATAAAATAGGCCCAATTCTTTTTATTCCAAGAAAGGCTCAACACATCGTCCTGATGCTGGTATGGTTTGGTCTTGTATTCATAGTCTGTCATGCATGGGATTATATGTCCCATGATTTACTATTGCAATTAAAAAAATGATTCGTTAGTATCGGCGTTGTTAAGAACTTGAGAAATGAGAAGTTAATGAACAGTACAGTTTACGTGACGCAAGAGAACCCCCGTGTGAACATAGTATCAGCTTCACAATGGGGCGACCTCGAACCCCTTACAAATCCATTCGATCAGATTCATATGAACCCGGCGCGATTGGTTTCGCAAATACGGCGGAAGCTTCGCGGGTTTGGTGATGATGATTGGCTGTTAGCTATGGGTGATCCAGCGATCATTGGCGTAGCGTTTGCGATTGCTGCTGAATTAAACCGTGGCCGTGTCAACCTTTTGAAGTGGGACAAGATGGAGAAGTCCTATTATCCCGTGAAGATAGGTTTGCGTGGTGGCGGCATTGAGAATTTAACCCCTGACGAGGAGATACGTAGATGAGTAATCAAGACTTGTGGAGTACGATAACTGCTGATGCTGAAGCGTTTGATGATGTTACAACTGAAACAGGCCAAGAGCTTTCTGGGTTGATCAAAACTGTAGGGTCAATTGAGAAGGAAGTTAAGCTTGCGGAGGACGTACTGAAAGACGCGAAGCGGAGGCGGGAGCGTTACTTGTATGACCTGATTCCGGCGAAGATGCAGGAGATGGGTTTAGATAAGGTTGAAGTAGAGGGCAACAAGGTAAGCCTGACAACCTTTGTTAGCGGTACAATGCCTCGAGATCCAATGGAACGCGACATTGCACTTCAACACTTACGACAAATAGGGGCGGGTGACTTCATTAAGAATGATGTCAGTGTTCGTTTTGGTGTGAGTGAAGATAATCGTGCAAGGTCTATGCAAGCAGATCTTGAAGAACAAGGCTTTGAAACCGTGGCAAAAACCTGGGTTGAACCTCAAACTCTCAAGAAGCTTATACGTGAGCGAGTTGAGAACAAGGACGAGATCGACCTAGAAATTTTTAACGCACACATTGGAACAGTAGCTAAGATAAAAGGAGAATGAATCATGGCTAAGAACGGAAAATTACCAGCTGAGTTGGCAGAAGCTTTTGAAGCGGATGTCGGTTATGGATTTGAAGAAGTAAAATCGTCTGATCTTCAGATACCTTTTCTGAGGATTATTCAAGCGTTGTCGCCGCAGTTGAAAAAGAGTGACGCTGCGTTTATTGAGGGCGCCGGCCAAGGAGACATTTTTAATACCGTGACCAACAAGGTGTGGGACGCGGATGAAGGTGTTGTGGTATTGCCGGTATTCTTTCAAATGAAGTTATTAGAGTTTGTACCCCGTAACCAAGGGGGTGGCTTTGTCGGAGAACTTTCGGCGGATTCAAACGATGTACGAACAGCCGTGCGGGACAAGGACTCCGGCATGGAGTTGTTGACCAACGGTAACGAACTGGTTCGCACCGCCCAGCATTACATCAAGATCGTTCACGAAGACGGCAATCTTGAGAATGCGATTGTGGATATGAAGAAGACGCAGCTGAAGAAGTCGCGTCTCTGGTTGTCTATGATGATGATGCAGAAGCACAACGGTGCAACACTGCCATCGTTTGCGAACACTTATCGTTTAAAGTCTGTAGAGGACGGTAACGACAAAGGTTCGTGGGGGTCTTGGAGTATTTCTCTTGAGAGCCAAGTTCCTTCGTTGGAAGCTTATAACGATTGTAAAGAACTTCATGGTTCAATCTCTAGCGGGGAGTTGAGCATTGCTCCGCCGGTACAGGATACGGAAGTTATTACCGATCAATCTTCTGACGAAGTGCCATTCTAGGTGCAAGGGTCCCGTGTAGTGCGGGACCCTATTTTTTATGAGTGATTTAGCGCAGAGGTTTCTAGATCTTTTTACCGGATCACAAGGAGCCCATGGACAGACAGAGGTTTCAAGTCGCCAGAAAAACGGCAAGCAACAGGCAAAATACGAAATTGTCCGTGAACCGTTGACGGTGGACCTTATCCAAGATCATTTGGATGGGAAGATTGGTGTTGGGTCAATACCAATTAACGAGACGAACAAATGTCTTTTTGGTGCGCTCGATATAGACGACTACAATCTTGATCTTCCACTCTTATTTTCTAAGGTACAGCGTTTTAAATTACCGTTGATACTCTGCCGGTCAAAGTCTGGTGGGGCTCACTTATTTCTTTTTCTTTCAGAACAAGTATCAGCTTCCGAAGTTCGAGATCGTCTCGCTGAGTTTGCCGCTGTTATTGGATGGGGCAACTGCGAGGTGTTTCCAAAGCAAGAAGAACTTCTGGCAGAGCGTGGTGATGTTGGAAACTTTATAAACCTACCTTACCAGAACGCAGAATACACAACACGGTATGCGCTCAAGAAGGATGGCTCCTCCATAACTTTAGAAGGCTTCCTTGATTTAGCGGAAGAGTCACGCATCTCAGCGGAGGAACTCTCCAATATATCATTAGGCAATAGCGACGATATTTTACCAAACGGCCCACCGTGTCTTCAGCAGCTGACTGAGTTTGGCATTCCAGAAGGCGGTAGGAACAACACACTTCTAAACATAGGCGTGTACTACAAGCAAGCTTCGCCAAGCGATTGGAAAGTTTTATTGGAGCGGCACAACCAAGACTTTTGTAATCCACCTCTTCCGGCGAGAGAGATTGTTCTGATTCAGGAACAGTTGGACAAGAAAGAATACTTTTATACGTGCAAGCAAGAACCACTGCACAGCCACTGCAACAAGTCGCTTTGCCGGTCAAGGAAGTTTGGCGTAGGAGATGCTAACTCTCATGTGCCTGTAGGTGGTCTTACTGTGGTAGAGTCGGAACCTCCGGTATGGTTCATTGACGTTGACGGCGCCCGTCTCGAACTGTCCACCAAGCAGTTACAGATGCAGGTGGAGTTTCAACGTGCTTGCATGGAACAGATGTACAAGATGCCGGCCAAGATGCGGGACGCTGATTGGCGTGATTTGATTGACGGTTTGTTGAGTGATGCCACACGAATATCGGTGCCAGAAGAACTTACCCAGAAGGGCTTGTTTGTAGAGCTATTAGAAACTTTCTGCACTTCTCGTATACAGGCACACAGCCCAGAGGAATTGCTGACAGGTAAGCCGTGGACAGAGGACGGCGTTACGTACTTCAAGCTAAGTTCCCTACAGGAATTTCTGAAGCGCAATAATTTTACGCTATACACACGCGGTCAGATCACTGAGCGACTAAAAGAAATGAACAATGGAGCGGAGTCCGACAAGACCTATCGGTTTCGTGACAACAACGATAACTGGAAATCAGTGCGGGTGTGGTTTGTGCCGGAGATGCACCGTGGCGAGGTTGACTTACCGGAGGTTACATTCTCACCGGAGGACCCACCGTTTTGACCGAAGAACATGAAACTATTCTTGGGCCACCTGGAACAGGCAAGACCCAAACCAACTCCAACAAGATCAGAGAATGCATTGAGCAAGGCATCGAGCCGGATCGAATTGCTTGTGTGTCGTTTACCCGTAAGGCTGCACAAGAGAGCCGTGAGAGAGTTTGTCGTGATTGGGGTATAGATGAAAAGGACTTACCTTATTTCCAGACGCTGCATTCTATGGCGTTTAGGTCTGGGGGTTATAGCTCTGACGAGGTGATGGGTAAGGATGATTTGAAGGAGGTCGGAGACGCTGTAGGCATTCCTTTCGGCAACAAGAAATCAAACATAGAAACTGATTTTGATACGTTGGGTGTGTCGAAGGGTGACTTTTACATGAGCCAGTATCATTTGGCTCGTAGTAAGAGGCTTCCGCTTGAAGAGATGCATAGGCGGTTGGCAGACTATTCTGTTGACTATTCAGAGTTAAAGCGGTTGGTGGCCGCTTATGAGTGCTACAAGCGGGTGCGTAGTAAGATTGACTTCACCGACATGATTGAGAACTTTATTAAGGCAGATGCGCCCCCTGGCATAGAAGCTTTGTTTGTCGATGAGGCACAGGATCTGTCAACCCTACAATGGTCAATGATTGATGTTTTAAGGCAGACGCCACGCATACAGGTTTTTACGGGAGATGACGATCAAGCAATTATGGGTTTTCAAGGGGCTGACGTTCAAGCCTTTTTAAATGCAACAGAAAAGAAGACTGTTTTAAGTCAGTCGTACAGGTTGCCTAAGTCTACTTGGAGAGAAGCTCAAAACATTGTCAACCGCATAGAGGATCGAGCACCCAAGATATGGCGCCCCCGTGATGAAGAGGGCATTATTCAGTATCACCAAAACATTTGGGACGTTCCTTTACACGAAGGCGAGTGGTGCTTGATGGCTCGCACTAATCGTATTGCGTCACAGTATGCTCATGCTCTCAGGGAAGAAGGTTGGGTGTACAGTCGCAACGGCCACCCCAGCATTCCATCTAAGACTTATGAGGCTATTCAGTCTTGGGAAGATTGGTGCAAGGGTGTAGCGATTACACCAGATAAGTTAAGAAACATTTATACTTTTATGGCGGTTGGAGAAGGATACTCAAGGGGCCATGGACCGCGATCCTCCGCCCTGTTGGGGTTGGACTCTGACGCCTTGATAAGCATGTCCGAAGCAAAGGACAAGCTGGGACTACTGGTTGACGGTTCTATCAGGTGGCATCGAGCATTAAATAAAATTGATCTTGACACAAAGAACTACGTGCTTAATGCTTTGAAAAGAAAAGACAATGTCAAAAGCCCTAGAATAAAGATAAGTACAATTCATTCAATGAAAGGCGGAGAAGCTGATAATGTATTAGTGGTGCCTGATTTATCCTATGCGGCACACAAAGAATACTTACACAATCCTGCAACAGAGCATCGGGTATACTATGTTGCGGTAACAAGAACCAAAAAGGCTTTGCACATCATGCTGCCTCAAACCAATCGGAGTTACACTTTATGAGTCCTTCTGAGATATTACACAAGGCGGCAAGCCTTGTTGGTGGAGAAAGAGCTAAACAGCATGGTGACTATTTATTACTACACGAGAGAGTAGCAGATCTCTGGTCAACGTATTTAAAGACAGAAGTTAAACCAGAGCAGGTTGCTATGTGTATGGTTTTCCTTAAACTGGTTCGTAACGAACTAGGCAGCTTTAATCCTGACGATGGGGTGGACGCTACAGCTTACACGGCTCTATGGGCGGCAATAACAGAAGAAAAGAATGCGTGAAGATCTCTTTGACGACAAAGTATGGTTTCCGCCGGAGCACCTTCCTGATCTTTCTGGGGAGAAAATTATTGCTATTGACGTTGAGACAAGAGATCCAAACCTAATAAACTTGGGGCCAGGGTGGTCTAGAAAAGACGGCAACCTTATAGGAATTGCTGTTGCCGCTTCTGAGTGGAGTGCTTATTTGCCAATCGCACATGAGGGCGGGGGTAATATGGCAAAAGATCTTGTGCTCAGATGGCTTCAAGACCAACTAAACCACGGCATGTCCGTGGTTTTTCATAATGCACAGTATGACTTAGGGTGGCTACTTACAGAGGGTATTGAGGTCAAGGGAACAATACTCGATACAATGATTGCTGCACCACTGCTGGACGAGAACAGGTTTAGTTATTCTCTTAATGCACTAGGGGCCACGTACCTTGGTCAGCGGAAAGCTGAAGATGAACTAAGAAGAGCGGCTCACCAACACGGTGTTGATGCCAAGGCAGAGATGTGGAAGTTGCCAGCCGGAAGGGTTGCGGAGTACGCAGAGATGGACGCATCTCTGACACTTAAACTATGGCACGTTCTTCACAAGAAACTTATAGAGGATGACTGCGAGAGAATACTGGATGTTGAGTTGTCTCTTCTTCCCATGATCTTCGAGATGAGAAGGCGTGGTGTAAAGGTTGACGTTGACAAGGCAGAACAGACCAAGGCTTTTCTTGAGGGTAAGGAAAAGAAACTTCTTAAAGAAATAAAAGATGATTCAGATATACACTTGGAGCCTTGGAACGCTAAAAGTTTAGCTATGGTTTTTGATAATCTGGGGTTAAGTTACCAGAGAACGGCTAAGTCAGATGCGCCTAGCTTTACAAAACATTTTTTAAAATCACATGATCATCCTATTGCTCGTAAAATTTTGGAAGTTCGTGAGTATAACAAAGCTAACACGACCTTTGTTGATACAATCCTTAATCATCAGTACAATGGCCGTATCCATTGTCAGTTTAACCAGTTGCGCTCAGATGAAGGTGGAACTGTGTCGGGCAGATTTTCCTCCAGTAATCCGAATTTGCAGCAAGTTCCCTCTAGACATCCAGAAATAAAATCCCTCATTAGGGGATTGTTTGTTCCTGAAGAAGGCTGTCGGTGGGGAAGCTTTGACTACAGCGCACAGGAACCACGATGGTTGATGCATTACGCATCCCTTACACCTGCGACTAGAGATAACGAGAGAGTTAAAGAGATCGTAGACCTGTACCAGAAGGATGATCTGGACTTTCATCAATTGGTTGCTGACATGGCCGGCGTTGAGAGAAACCACGCTAAGACAATTAACCTTGGGATTATGTATGGCATGGGCATTGGTAAGTTGGCCCAGACCCTTGGTGATATACCTTTTGAAGAAGCTAAAACACTTCGTAACGAGTACGACGAGAAGGTTCCGTTTATTCGAGGACTTGCATCGTCTGTTATGGACATAGCATCCAAGCGTGCAGAGATCCGCACACTGCTAGGCCGCAAGTGTCGTTTTCCAATGAGAGAACTGAAAGGATATTCTAAGGAGTACAAAAAGCCTATTCATGTAGACAGGCTTGAGGAGCGTTGGGTTGATGTTCTGAATACACCTATTGAGGAGAGGGATAAGAACTGGGCCAGCATGAATCCAGAAAGATATCAGGTTGCTTTTGTTTACAAGGCTCTTAACAGGCTCATACAGGCCTCTGCAGCGGATCAGACCAAGCAAGCTATGAAAGACTGCATGGACCGTGGTCATTGGCCCATGCTCACCGTACACGACGAACTGTGCTTTTCGATAGAGAGCGACGAACAGGTTAC